CCAATCCAGATGAGATACTCATGGCCAATTCGTTATATCCTAAAAGGACAGCCATAATATTGACCGTCCCTAATATGATGATGGTTAGCACCTCACGAATACTTATTTTTTCAAAGTTCATAGGCCTCTCCAAATTTTAATTAATTCAATTGCTCGGTTATACCATTTCCCAAAGTCAATGAGGTCATCTTCTACAATTTCTCGCAGATTTTCTAAAATCGACCAACACTCACTTAGAAATGGTATCGCCATAAATACAAAGGCAAATACTTGGTCGGCAAATAGTTCCGTAGTCGGAATAGGGATATCAGGTAATGATACAAATATCACAGATAACAGCATCCACGCAGGGTATTGGATGCATAGTTTAACAAGTAAATCACCTCGTAGGCGTTCACTCATTAAATACCGTTTACTTTCACCGTGTTCATTCGTATAGTTACCACGTCCCCAACCATACCACAACAATGTAGTTAGGCAATTCATAACCGTGTTTTTACGGTTGTTATCTAGGTTGTACCGCAACACCTCAATAGCCACCCTTTGTGACGCATCGATAAATACAAGGGTTGTAGTCAATATGACAACAACCCCCATATCAACTAGATGTGCGTGCGATACACCAAGTAGTATTTTTGTTATGACTTCATTAATTAACTCCATTTACAACCTCATTTTGAGTATAAAAAAACACCCTTATTGGGTGCATTCTAGCTAATCACGGATTACTGTCTTCAGTATGCTCTTTTTTATTATCCTTATCGCTCACATCGCTAAGCGGTTGATGGCGGATACACTTAGGATTACTACAGGTATCGTACAGTCTACCCTCCACACGTTCCATAGGTCGGCGACATAAAAAGCATCGTTTTATCATTATAATTCACCTCGTTTTTCCATGAACTCAACTTGTAGTGCTTCACGTTGTTGGCGTAACTCATTGGCATACTCAGTATCTTTATCGATAACTTCTGCTCTGATGATTTCATCATCTATAACCTTGAATTTCGCTTCATATTCTGATGCTACTTGTGCAGCTTCTTTGGCTTGTGTTTCTTCTGCAGATACTTCAATTACGATAGGGTCTAACCATTCACCATTGAGGTATCGCTTGCCTTCTATAAATTTATCGAGAATTGCATCGCCGTCCTCAACGTACCACTTTGTATCGTTTGGATACTCCTTATTAGCATGCTGCAACAATTCCTCTTTCGTAATTAAATTATCGCAGAATGCTGTAATGCGTTCTCCTTTATCGTTCAAAACAAAAACATATTTATTCATATCATGACCAGTCCTTTCCATAAATACGACTCTATATTTAAGTTTATGTCAACCCTATTGCGGTCCAAAAACAGCTGGTTATCACATCATCACTCATAACCTTAAAATTTGTAGTATTTACATAGTTTAACACCAAAGTATTTTTATACGGGTTGCTACTTTTGTATATAGGCATTGCTAAAACTCCAAATATTGTATTAAATGCAATAGGAAATCGAATGAGCGTACCCGGATTAGTAGATATACCATCGCTTTTTCCCCATTGAATGGTAAATCCATTTGCAAATTTCACAAAACCTGCTGCAGCATCCAGTTTCGAGCTAACAATTCCACCCTGACCTAGCAATGTTATAATTTCTGTTATTTTTTTGCTAGGTGCCGTATTAAATGCGCTAGTTCCCGTAATTGCTTTTATCGCATCAAGAATTGGCTTATGTGCACTGCTTGAAGCATTATGCGTATTAATATCTTCTTCTAAGGCTAAGCTTCTTGAAGAGTTATTATTCCACCACATTGGGCGATTTATACAGCACAGAGCAGTAGATTTTGTTTTTGTTGCGTCACCAAGATTTAAATTACCCCCATCTGTTCCGCCTCCTTGTCCAATATAATGAACAATGTTATTGCCACCATCTATACTCAATGATCCAGTTAATGTTCCGCCTGTTAATGGTAAATAGTTATTGAACATTCTACGGATATCAGCATGTGATGTACCTGAACTGTTATGCGCATTAATATCACTAGTGATTTTTGTCCTAATATCCGCATGTGCACTACTAGATGTATTGTGTGCATTCATATCATTAGTACCCTTGGTATCCACGTACTCCTTGGTGGCTAGCAATTTTTCATTTGAGTACACTTCACCAGGGAAACGAGTTTTATTATCTTTATCTAGCAAATATGCTCTTGCCAAAATGTTAGAGTTCTCATCTCTCTTAATCACACACATCTCAGCAGTATCAGTATATTTAAAATACCCGTCGACGTTAAACCACGATAGATTACTACTTTCACTTTTACCACTGGCTAGATACATAGTACCCGCCTTGGACCTTTCAATAAAGTTACCATATTGGCTTGTTTCGGTGCCCATAAACACCGCATCATTCACGTATAACCGACCTGTTAATGTTCCGCCTGTCAGTGGTAAATAAGAATTGAACATTCTTCGGATATCAGCGTGTGCACTGCTTGAGGTGTTATGTGTATTTAAATCCTCATGTGTAACAAAAGCGCCTGTATCAATCGTTGCGGATACTTTACCTGTATTCGAAAATGTAATGTTCAATGTAATGTCCTGACTAACAACTGTTGCACTGCCATCTGCAGGCATTGTGTCGGGAGTGTTATCCGTCATATAGGCGAATAGAATTTCACCCACATCAGGATCAGTGGCAAAAAGGCCTAGTTCTCGCATTTGATATGCGGAGCCCAGGCCTTTATTTGTTAGTGTAGAATTGATAGTTACGATATTATTGTTTACCTTAACACTGCCGATGTTAATATCCTGCACTTTATTTACCATAGCAGTTAAAGCATTAATAGAACCGGATCCGGAGCCGGAGCCAATTCCTAACTTTGTAAATTTAAGGGTAGTTAAACCCGCATTAATTTTGGCTTGTAATTTCGCCCCTACATCGGTAAGGACAAAGCCTGACCAGTTTGCCATATAGCCTCCTTAACATCAAATATCATTATTTAAAGTTGTATTAATTGTAATAGTCGTCGCTTGCGCAACAGCTGCACTCGCATATTCAGTCATTCCGACACATAATGAGGTCGATAAGTCACTATTAATGACTAAATATTTCGCCACTCCTACCGCCCCCGCCACATATTCCGTTACATGAATATCTCGTTTGAACTGTACGTAATCTAGCCACGATCGTTTATTCTTAGTAGCGTTAATTAAGGATACTAGGCGATTAATATCGGCCACCCCGGTAAGCGGGGCTGTAATTCCCGATACGCGGAAACGATACGGGTCGCCACCATAGCTAAACCACTCCTCAAGCTGTCCACTTTCATATACAGTAGCAATAGCAGCTTTAACTGCAAAAGGCGTGCCCTTATGCTTATGAATAGGAATGGACTGCTCGACCATTCGGCGCTTTACGTCGATAGGATATGACGTGTCATATTCATCGACATGAAGATGGTATGCAAGATGGTCCAATACAGATTCTTTAGCCGTATCAATGCCGCCCCACAAGAGAAGTACTGAGGTGTCAATTCTATTCACCATAAACGCATCAAAAGTTTTGGCCAACGAAATAATTGGCTCCTTTTCAATTGATGGAGTAAGCTGATTCACAATGCGATAATCCTTATCGTATATCACTTGTCCTCACTCCCCGCCATTTTCACGGATTTAAAGCTAGCAACTGCTACGCTCGTATCCGTATCCACTACCGTAAATTCAGGAGCGGTAACAACGACCCGCTTAACCCCAGCGACTTCCATCACCAAAGTAATTAATTTAGACGGATTAATATCTCGACCGATAACTGATTTTTGCCACAGCTCATAAGCGGTAACCGCTTTAGTCACATTGGATTGTACAGTCGATGTATCCGCTTCTTTATCGATGTAATACGCGACATCAATCTCATAATTAATCGCCTTAGGCGCTTTGACAGATAGCTTATCTGTAAGAGGTCTCCGTTTCTCGTCGGACAGATAATCCTTAACTTGTGTAAGAATTTCTTCCCCTGGTAGCTCTCCGTTTTCAAGCAGCGGGTAGATATCAACTACCCCCGGCTCCGGTGAATTAATCCCCACATCGATAATGGAAGCGTTGACCGATTTAGCAAAGAACCGATAGGCGCCTTCAGGACCTGCCACGCTAAAGCTTTCGGGAGCCTCGTGGATGCGGTCACGGAATGCTTCGTCGTCCTCTATCCCACTGCCGCCTCCACTCGTAGTGATATTAGCTATCGAGTCTACATAGGCAACTGGGTCGATAACGGTCGCTATCTCGCCGGGCAAGAAATTATTTCCTTCCGCCCCGGATTCTGTGCAAGTCGCTTTTACAACACCTATAAGCTCTCCCGCCGGAATAATCAGGTCCTCGTCAGTAGTAAAATACAGTCCGGAGTCGGATGCTACCCGTGTACCCGCATCAATTACAGTTTCTTGGCTGCGCTTAGCAGACAATGTGGCCTTTAGTGTTGTAGTGGCCGATTTTGCTTGGATTCGGTCGACACTTGTTAACGCGCCGACGTGGTCCAGGTTATCGCCTAGTGCATACTTAAGTAAGTTCTGCTTACCGGTGTAATTGATATCGTTCAATAGCCGAATAAATACCTCAGCCATAAATAAACAAAAGAGCCGTGAAGGGTCACCCTGTGCAGGTGTTCGCCCCACGACTTCCTTATACTTTGCCAATACCCAACCTTTGACCTCTTCCGCATCGGACGAGACAAATTCGATATCTGGCAAATCAGATAATTTCATACACTCACCTTCACTTTCGGAACAAGTCGACCTTCTAGGGTGGCTGTGAAAGAGATATCCTCAATCGTGACTCTCGGCTCATAGTGCTTAATAGCTTGAAATATTTCGTTCGACAGCTTAGCCTGGGCCACATGCATAGGCAAGTCAATGACCCGTCCGTCAATTCCGAACTCTCGGTCAAGAGGGATAGTTCCTTTCATAGTAGATATAATCGTCTGCACATTTTGCAGAATTTCCGCCAATTCCGTATCCGGTATCAGCGATATAGGATACGGTGATGCGGCATTAATTTCATACGTCGCCATCTACACCCACCTCAAAATCGAATTAATTTTGTTAAATGTTGTGCCTTTAGAGTTAAGCAAGGACTGTTCCTCGACCTTATTCGTGTCGTCGTATTCCCGTAACGCGAGAGATATCTCGACCGACATAAGCTTGCCATAGGCATCAAAATACTGCCCGTTCTCCTCTAGCGACTCGATAATGAAGTAATTTTGACTAACAGGTTTGCCACCCAATATAAAGGGTACTACGGCCCCGTTATCGCGATAATCGCGTAGTCGTCGCAAGATGGATTCGGGGCTCTGCCCTAGCGACTTAGACACGAGAATCTTAAACGATAAATGGGTAAGCCCCGGCCCCGTAAATTGAAGAACAGGTTTGGTGTGCATAAGGGAATGTTCTTCCCATCTGCCCGAACCGGTTCTTGAATACTCGGAAGGCGTGATTACATTGTTAAATGCGGTATAGAACACTATATCCGCTAAGTATCCGATATACATCGAGCCTCCTATTCTGGCACGCTAGTCGTAGCACCACCTGGGATTACACCCCCGTGAACGTGATTGACAAGAGAAATGCCGTTAACGATGACATCACCACCGCTAGCATTAATCATCAAGTTACCGCCTACATTGAGGGTCATATCTCCTGGCGTATCTAACACTCGCGCCGCTGCACCTGCGCCCCCTGGGGGTGCGTCTTCGATACTAAAAAAGCTACCAATAATAAAGCCCTCGTTGAACCCGTTGCCGTTTTTATTTGGAAGCATAATACAAAGGACTTGATCATCGATAGCTGGCATCCAATAATCTTTAGTCGATTGACTGCCCCGATTAATAACATGCAACGGGGCAGATACCTTATCATCTCTATCAGAGCGCGTTACTGTAGCCATACCCTCGGACGCATTTAAGGACGATACCTGTCCAATGAATATAACTTCCGATAGAACTCTTAATAGCTGGTTAATATCCAATTAAACACCTCCTAAGGTCAATGCTCGTAGTATACGAGCTCGATAAGGTATGAGTAGCTTTCGTTAGCAAGTAGTTACCATCAAAAGCGCCAAAGCCTTCGAGGCGGACAACCTCGCCTGCCATAAGCATGATATTGCCCGGCATATAAAAAGAAGCCGTCATCGCTTCCGAATTGGCTTCTCTTAATTTCTTACGGGCCAGGCGTTCCGCCTCGGCTTGGGTTTCACATTGTTCATCAACCTCAAGAACAGATAAGTATGTCTTATCCTTTAAATCGGGGGCTTCAAAAGTCGCTTCTATGAGCTCCTTAGACTTCCCTTGCTTGTGCCGCACATGGCAAGCACGATATATGTTCCGCGTCTTACTATTCAGCTTATAGCTAATTAGACTAGGCACGACAAGCATTGTCTTAGCTTCCTCTTCGGTAAGCGCCTTATACTGTCCGCCAGGACGGCGAATAATAATCTGTTCCTTTTGGTTATCATACTTGTACACATCGAGTACAAATAATTGGTCGACACTAGCTTTGACCGCAAAGCCCACATCTTTGCAGACCTTTTGTAGGTATGCTAAATCAGACTCCGAGGACTGTTCGGAATGATCAATCGAGGGGTCTGTATCGCAGTCCCAGTATAGTGTCATATTATTTCGAATCGCTATATCGGTAGCAATCGCTTTAACAGAAGTCTTATCCCAAGTCTTATTGACTTTCGTTTCCCGAAGGCTTGAATTACCTTCCAAGGCTACCGCTTTTAGCGTTACCGTATTAGGCGGGCTCGACGACTCAATCTCATCAAGCTGGAACTTCCCAACGTGAAGGGCCACTTGCCCGTCACTTAAGGTGTTCCAGTTTAGAGAATTCATCGTAATATCGATAAACGAGCCGTGGCTCGGATACCAGTCATTAATCCATAGGTTACCCCTATCCTCTAATGAGATTGACAGGTCATCTACTGTCCCCGACATGTTATCGGTGTAAGTAGCAGATATAAGGAACTTATCAACAGCATCGGTAATATCCTTTTGCTCTTTCGTTCCATAATGCTGATACCCAACATCCATCCAAGCTCGCCTAGATAGTTTGGTTTCGGGAGTGAGTTTTTTCTTCCACTCCTCTACCTTTTTAATTTTCATCGATAACGTACTCATTACTGCCTCCATGGCGGAAGATACGTGGGCCCATTTTCTACTGGAATATCAGGGCATACTAGCCAAATACCTTGTGGAAATACCGCATAATCGCGGTATTCCTGATTAGCATCCATGAGTAACTTGATGTACTTTTCGTTGCCGTATACTTTGTAGGCTATATAATCCCACATATCGCCTTGTATGGTCATGTAGTTAGTCATAGCTTAACCTCCGTTGATTGGATGTATAACGTTGCATCATAGCTTCAAATTCTCTCATTTTAGCGTCAAGTGCTGCCGCAATATCAGACTGACTTGCATTACCCTGCACCGTAATTTGCGGAGCAAATGTAACATTCACATCGCCACCACCAGACCATCCGCCCATAGGACTTGCTATACTAGGGGCCGTAGGTCCACTCACTACAGGGGCTAATGTACTATTCACACCTAGCATTTGCCCTGCTGTTTGCCATAAGTTCATAGCATTTTGACTCCCATTAATTGGGATAATAACTTCCGGGTAGCCTGCTTCGGCGACTAATCCTAAGTGAGGTCGAGTAAACACACCGCCGTTAGCATGAGGTTCTGCCCCACCAGCTACACTTACGCCTACATTGAAGCCACCACTAAAAGCTCCTTTAATGGATTCCCACGCACCGCTAATCGCGTTAGATACCGCACTAGGGATTTGGTTGACCCATTCAAGAACTGCGTTATATGCATCACTAGCCCACTGTTCCGCTGCAGCCACAAAAGCAGTACCCGCTTCAGCGCAATATTCCGGTAAGTTAAGCAAGAAGTTATACACCCCTGTTACCAGGTTACTAATCATGGATACTGCCGTAGCATAGGCACTACTAAGCCAAGCACTCATGAGTTCGAGGAATTCGCTGCCTGCTGTTGCTATAGCCGTTGGTAAATTCATAATAAAATTAACAGATGCGTCAATAGCCGCCCCGATAAGGCTCGGTAATTGGCTGATAACGCCAAAAATAAAGCCAATAGCGAATGCGATATTTTGAGGAAGATTTAACCAGAAATTAATGTAAGCCTTGATACCTGCCACGAGTAAATTAAACCCCGCTGTAACAAATGCTACTACCGCACTAATAGCTGTCGATATACCCGATTTAATCGCTTCCCATGCGCCGATGATAGCACTACTGAACCCCTCGTTCGTATTCCATAAGTACACTAATGCTGCCACCAAGGCGATAACTGCTACCGCAATGAGTACATATGGATTAGCCATTGCCGCCGCATTAGCTGCCAATTGGCTCACCTTAACCGCGTCAAGTGTTACTTTCATAAGTGCATAAGCCGCACGGACATTTTGCACAGCTGCCACGATCGTATTAATCGTCAAAGCCGTTACCACCAATCCCGCTATAGCTGCCGTAACACCTACAATACCTGCGATAAGTGTAGGATGTTCTCCTGCCCATGCAGCAAAAGCGCCAGCTACTGATGCCACGGTACTCAAGATGCTATTGACTGCCGGCAATAAAGCCGACCCGAGATTAACAGCCAATGCTGTTATATTATTCTTGGTCAATTGCAATTGGTTTTCTGTAGTGGCCGACCTTGCTTGGTACTCTTTCTCCATGGACCCCGCGTACTGTGTCGCGTCGCCTACTTTGTTAAAGTTATCCTTTAACCCATCTAATTGCGTTAAAAGAGGGGCGATTGCACCTACTGATTCCTTGCCGAAGAGTTTCGTCATCGTTGCGGACTGTTCTGCTTCCGGAAGTTCCCGAATTCGTTGCAAGACATCAATAATCGCGCCTTGCGCATCGGTTTGCATTCGGTTAGCCATATCGGTCGCATTAAGCCCTAGCTTTTCAAAAGCCCCGGCTTGCGCTTTCGTCGCTGCGCTTCCTGCCGTTAACGCAAGCATCATGTTCTTGATGCCCGTAGCCGCGATTTCCGACGGTGTGCCAGTACCCGCGATAGAGGCACCTAAAGCGGCTACTTGCCCTGCAGACAATCCAGCCGTAGATGCCAATGGCCCAATTCGAGTAACGATATCTGAAATAGGACCGCTACCCGCAGATGTAGTATTGGAGAGATAGTTGATTTGGTCTGCCAATGTCGTTACTTGATCTTGATTCATACCAAAAGCCGTACGCCACTGTGCCATCATTGTCCCTGCCTCATCGGCGCTAATGTCAAAGGCAATGCCCATTTTAACCGCACCTTCGGCAAACTGCTTAAGGTCCTTAGATGCTATACCGGCTTGGCCGCCCGCTGCTACGATTTTAGCGATGCCCTCGGCAGACATCGGCAATTGTTGCGACATGGCGATAATGTCCTGCTTCATCTGATTAAACCCCTCGGGGGTGTCAAAATCCACAGTTTTACGAACATCAGCCATAACACTTTCATAGTTCATAGCTTCCTTGACTGCTAACGCAATCGGTGCCGCCGCTATAGCGGCACCCGTTACCGCGGTCTTAAGCCGCCCGGCGCTTTGCTGCAGTTTTGACTGGGCTTCTTGCTTGGCATTAACCTTCTCTAATAAATCGGACCGTTTAGCGATAACATCGTTGATTTCCTGCTCCCGCTTAATAATATCCGCTTGCAAATTTACCTTCTCGAATCCTGATGCTTTTGCAAAACTTTTTTGTACTTGCTTAAGTTCCTTATTAGCCGCGCTAATTTGACGTGTCAAATTCTTAGTTTGGCTTACCGCTTGAGAGACAGAGCTAGATAAGCTCCCATCAAGTTGGCCTTTGATAGCTATGGCCATTTCTAGTACTTTATTTGCCATTAGCGACCCCCTTGTTTCTTATGCGCCTTTTGCATTGCTTTATTCTCCGCATCAATTGCGTCACTCACTTCTTTAATATGAACCATATTTTCGTCCACACTAATTGCTCTAAGAAAGTAACCCATAGGAGAACAGGAGTACTTTGAACACATCAAAGCACTCCGAGTGAAGTAATGCTCAAGGTTTTTTATTTTTCGGAACCGAGCAAAAAATTCTGTGTATCCAAGCAAACCTTAGTGAATTCCTTGCCAGGCAATGCGTAGATATCATCCACTTTCACGCCCGCTGCAGCAGCTGCTACATGGGCTTGGAATGTAAGTGAGATAGAAGGCACACTAATATTAGGATCTTCTCTCTTAGCTGCCTTTTCGCATTTAATCAAGGTGTAACCTGTCACATTATCAAAATTTAATTCGATAGCTTTTTTTACTTCGGTTTCAACAACTGGTGTAGCTTCTACTACCGGAGTGCCCTCCGCTACTGTTTGATTCATTTCTTCAATCATGTTCTTTTCCTCCTACGGAATTAAATACCTAACGCGGCGCGTACTTCGGATAACATATCTTCGTCACCGTTAACATCTTTGTAGCCGTACTTGTCAATTTCGCGGATGATTTTGCCATCCACTTCAATCTTCAAGTAGGTTGTTTCGATAGTATTGGTAACACCTACTGTATTACCCGCTTCATACGTGCCGTTTTCTTTCGATTTAGCACGACCGCGGATAACAATTCGGGATGGCTTAATCACATAGCTATTAGTAGCACTATCCCAATATTGGAGAGCTCCGCAAGCTTCGACACTAACTGGACGCCCGCCAGTCCATTTGTGGGCTGTTTCGGTTGGCAAATTCCAGCTAATTTTTGTTTCCATAGATCCGTAGTGACCTAAAATAGGCGCGTCTACTTCACCAGCAATCCCCACCCCTTTGACTGTTTGTGTCAAAGACGCTTCTTCCGGAATTTCAATGGATACAACACCGTGGCAATTATCACGGCCCTCATCATATACACGGAAGTCATTCAAGACTTCTGGAATTAGATTTACGCTCATAATGACCCCCTATTTAAATAACTGTTCAAAATAAGACACATCGTACTCAGATATAGACTCGATTTCCTGTGCAGGAATTGGAGGAGTACGGTATTTATGGAAACGAATTTTACCGGCCAAAAGGTCAGTAACAGGATTTTCACTTTCCTTAAATTCAATCCGCCCACCAAGAATAAATCCGCGAGATGTCAACCCATTCAATCGAATACCTTCGGAATCAAGAACAGTCTTGATATTACGAGGTAGGATTGGCATATCAACTTTTTGCCAATAAGTAAGAATGAATGTTTGGTCGTCCCAGTCGAAGAATCGGCGAACGCAAATAAATGTATCCTTTACATCAGTTGTACCTGGGTACGCACCTGTGTAGTTGCCCCAAGACTTCCAGCCGTTCACATTGAGAGCCGTCATAATGCCTTGAGAATTCAATAGGTTCGCTTGAGAGTTATTAAGGGATACCTCTTTACCATCAGCTAAGCACAAACCTGTAATGTTGATGTCCTTGTTAGACGGGGACAAGGTAGGGATATCGCTGTTGCTGGCATCGCATTGACCGATAATCCCGATGATATGTGTAGACATGTGAAAAATGTAATCCCCGTTGCGAACCATTGGCCAACACACGATTTGCGCCGCGCCTGTATATCCGTTTCCGGTTTTCCACATATAAGCATCGGTATACTTTTTAACTTCTTTAGTATCGATATCTGTAACAGAAGTCGCTCTAAATAAATTATTGATAACACGCGATTTAGCTTTCATCACAGAAGCCACAGTTGGCTCTTGTGTCCAGCCTGGTGCTGCCACTAGACCAGGTACAATGCTAAATTGGTGATACACTTCATCGAGCAATTCAAGACCGGTCGCATTACCTTCCGAGTCGACACCGCCGATAATATCAGCTGCTTTAACCCCGGACGCGTCAACTTCGTCATACGTAAGTTGTAGTGTTTGGGAGTCGGCTAACACACCGCCATCGACAACAGTAATAACGAGTTCTTCATCAGCATTAAATGCCGCCGTAAAGTCAGTGTTAATAGTACCTACCTTACTTGTAGCTGTACCATCTGTAACTTTAAGTGTGTTCAAAAGCACAGGTGCCGCCACAGTACCTACACCTTTTTCCAAAGTTACAGTAGTCGTAGAAGACTTTTTATGCCGCTCAGGATCCAACACATTGACAAATACAATTGGTGCTACTCCGTACAATTTAAACTGCGCATAGATTTGTTCACACAATGTGAATTTCTCCCAATCGTTGCTATACCCAAGAGCCGCTACTGCTTCTTCATAGGAATAACAAATCACAGGCTTGTTAACGGCTGTGGCAGGGCCCTCGGTCAAGTGGACTGGAGCCGTACCGAACACGACAGGAAGGCCTGCATTAGTTTCCACCGCAGAGATGACAGACGTTGCTATTTCGCTCGTCTTGACGCCATGATAATAGGCCATTTACTTCACTCCTTTGTAAGATTTAATCGCATTTCGATAAAATACATTTAGTTGTGACCCTTGGGTATTAAGCTGTTCGATAGCCTCGTTCAGCTTTTCCACTGGCACAAATAAGTGCATAAAAATAGGATCCTCACATTCAGGCTTAGGTGCGCCGTCAGTAAAGACCATAAACTGGTTAAGACGACTGCCTTTGAATGTGGGACCCACATAGACAACAGAACGCATGTTGGTTCTCCTTATTTAATTGACTTGTTAAATGCAAAGACGTCATTAAGGTTTCTCCGCACTTTCGGAATATATACCTCAAATTCCAAGTAACCCCACCACTGTGGCCAAGGCTGGTCATCAGGAATCATGGTAGTTACTTTATGGTCTTTAATTTGGTACTTCATGTCGATAGGATTCTGCGATAACAGTTCCTTACGCACCACTTCCAAGAGGTGGTACAAAGATATATGCCCCTCGGTCATACTCTCATCATAGGTTGTTACTTGAATCGTAATCCCTACGACACTGTCCGTGTCATCCTCCACGGTATAGGGGTGTACGACAACAGCGGGGCAGAGCTTACGCTTTTCCGTATTGCTAGTAACCCGCGGAAGGAATCCGCTATACACGCGAATACTATCATCGGTGACGTCGCTGTATTCCTCGAGCTCCCGTAATCGGCCCTCTAAATACTTAGCGACTCCCTCTGATACATCTAATGGTGTCATTACTTACCTCCTAGCGCTCTTTCGAGCTCATGCCACAACCGTTTCTCGTACATATCCATACCTTCTTCTTGCATGGCCTCCTGTACCCGTGCGTTGCCAAATAATTGGGGGAGTGCTGGACCGTATACACCTTTCAACGGCATACGGTCCTGGCCTTGCCGTTGTACGAATAAGCCCGACTTAGGATTCACAAATCCGCGCTCAACCTTGGCTTCTGTCCCTTTTTTTATCGATACAAAGATACCAGACTTTTTAACCTTGGTCTTGTACATCTTTTCAGCTAAAGGATAGTTGCCTTTGACGCGAATTTCTGTCCCGTCCGCCAAACTTTTAAACGATACACCGGACTTAACCACTCCTGCTCCTTTGACCGCATAGATTTCTCGAATTGCTTGCGCCCCCGCTTTTCTAGCGGTTATGGCGGCACGACGAGAAGACCTCTGTACAATTTTAGCTATCTTGTCATCGCTTAAGGCTTGCATCGCCGCTTCCGCGACGGCTATACCCTTACGATCCAATTCTAGTTCAATCATATAATGCCTCTCGTTTCTGCCCGCAATTCGATACTAGCCATGCCGTCCTCTTCCACACATTGATGGACAACATAAGGCTCGCTGTCTAGCATAAATACATTCCCTTGATGCGGGAGCTCCGGCAAGTCTTCGGAGCGACAATGCACAAATACCGACATGCCACTAATGCCATCATCAGCGATATGAGACCCGCTAGTCATGAACGACTCGCGAGCGGTAGGCGCCTGGATAACGGCATTGCATTCAGTACCATTCAAATTATGAACATCTGCAAATTCATCAAGATTCAGGAATATAGGCAAATCTAATTTGATTTGATCCTTGAAAGTCATTTCTTTTTAACCGCTTTCGTAACATCTGCAGATGGAAGAGTTGCTTCTTTAGTATCTTCTAAGTCTTCAGTCTCTTCATTCTCAGTAGTCGCTTTCACAGATTCATCGGATTTAGTATCTACCTTATCCTCTTTTTTAGAATCTGCTTTTAGCTCTTTGAACTCTTCAAACTGATCATTCTTTAAAAGAGCCTTAGCGATAGATTTATCGCTAATATCAACCACTTTACCTTTCCCAAATAATTGACCTTGATGTGCTAGATACCCTTTTTTAACTAAGATTTTCATACGACTATCCTTTCGTTTTAATTACACCCCAGTCATCCACGAATTCAGGCGCCAATACGCAACGGCTATACATAGTCAATGACAATTCTTGAGTAGATTTGTTACCTGCATAATAAGGTACATAAATACCGGAATATGTTACATATCCGTTAGCTTCCTCATTAAGCAATGTAACTGCGCCATGCAATTGACGACCACGACCAGGAACGCCAAGAACAACATCATCAGCACCGATGAATGGAGTTGCTTCCCCTTCGTCATTCGTATACGTTTCTGTGTAAGTGTATACATCAAGATTAAGGCCCATAATGCGACCTACATAACGAACTTGTGGGCTTGTATATTGAGGTGCGAAGTTCATGATAGAAAGGTTTTGTGCGTTAGGAATCGCCAACCAATTCATAATTTCATCGTTGCCGAGAATATACTTTTCAATATTCTTACCACAAACCATAACAGTCGGAATCATTCCGGAGTTTTCTTGGATCGTTTCGGACAAGTTTTTGATGTCGTCATAAATAGGCGCGCCCGCTTGGTCCCAATGTACGGACGGTGTTACTTTTTGGTCCCAATCAAATTCGATAGTATCCAATAATTCAGTTGTACCATCGTCCGCATAACCTTCGATGTTGCACTTGCCGGTAGTTAAAATATCAGCCGCCATTTTGTTCTTGCGGTTGATAATTGTACTTTGTAAATAAGCCAAGTCTTCAGCTTGCATCTTAGCCGCACGTTGCGCTGGAGATACGGAGCTTACGATATCCTCGCCAAAACCACGTTGATTCAATTGAGCTGGGTCAACGATAGTACGAGGGCCCATCATTGGTGGTTCATAAATATTAATTGTGGATCCTGCGCGTTTCATATTTACGCCTTTAGCGCCACGAGATACAAATGGTGCCAAGCTACGTCCTTTTTTGCGATATTCAACCGCAATTTTAGTAGAAAGCGCTGGCTCTGGAACATTCGGGAAGAATGTATCAAGCAAGAAAGAGGCAGGCGTTTTAATGCGCTCCATTGCTTGCATAAGTGTAAGAGTATCTTTCATGTCGATAGCCATGTGTTAAATCCCCCTATGCGTGAATGCTAGTCAAATACAAATTAGCGGCTTCGAATTTATCTTCGTTGTCCGCAATTTTAAATTCAGATGGTACGATTAAGTTTTCGCGGTTAAATCGACCGGAAATATAGATAGTACCAACTGTGTCGCCGTTAGATGCATCTACATCGTCAGCAACAATACCCGACGGGCCAAGAGCCGTAGTAACAGCCACATATTTGCCGTCGGAATTCTTAGAAACGACTGCGCCGCGTTTCAATGTAGTCCCGGATAATACCGTTACATTCTTAGTCAATGTAGGGAATTCAGGACCGCCCAAAAGGCCGTCATATTCCACCCCTTGAATCACTTCTCGGATTGCCATATTAGTTAGCTCCTCTCATAGAATTTGCAAAGTTTACGACTTCGTCCAACTCTTTTCTGCGTTGGACTTCTGCATCATCGGCAGCGGGAGTCGCTACCGCGCCCACATTTTGGGCCCCGGATTGTACATTGTCTTGGATTAACTGCGTAATTGCTTCCAAGGCTTTATTTTGTGGTTCCGGCATATCCTGCAAAGAATCCACAAAAGGCTTTACATCATTAACCGCTTGACCATTAGCTTTAGCGACTTCAATGATGCAGTTTACCGCTTCATTACCGTTTTTCATAGCATCGAGCGCCGCAATGCGTTCACGTTCTACAGCGACTGCGTCATTGGCAGACGGTACTGCTGCGGAAGCTTGCGTGTCGATACCCAACAATTCTGCAATTTTGTTCAAAACTGTTTTTTCGTTTTGTTCTGGCATTGGTTCTGCCCCCTTTTGATTAATAACTTGTTCAATTTTAGCTGCATTCTTGGCTGCATATTTGCAAGATACCTTGTTAACGACTAACAAGCCTTTATTCATAACAGCCTGTTCTGCGACATCTCCGCCAATTTCATCGATAAACCCATAGCTTTTAGCTTCATCTGCTGTAAGCCATGTTTCGTTATCCATGAATTGTTTGAGTTCGTCTTCAGCAACGTTAACATTGCGTTGCAAATATACATTAACGATTGTCTGCTTAACACTAGACAAGTAGTTGGTAATCCTCTCTAGCTCATCCGCATCATACGAATCAAAGAGGCATACAGAAGGATTATGGATCATGTATAAGGCATTAGATGGCATTACCACCTTATCCCCAGCGCAAGCCACGATAGTCGCCGCACTGGCACAAATACCGTCAATCATGACCGTTACTTGTCCGACATAGCTTTTCAGCATGTTATATATGGATTGTGCTGCAAATACATCCCCGCCGCCGCTATTAATGCGGACAGTCAAGTCATTAGTACCGCACCGCGCTAAGTCGTCCGCAAATTGCTTAGGTGTTATCTCATCGCCCCACCAAGAGCGTTGAGAAATGTCGCCATAAAGCATAAGTTCAGACTGTTCCGTGCCATTTTGACCAATGCTATTAGTAAAAGACCAAAACTTCTTATTCATCGTCATTGTCACCTCCTTCCTCTGCTAGATTTGTGCCAACTGGAGGATTATCCCTGCCAGCTAGCACAGCAGGCACCGATTTAGAAAGCCCATACTGTTCAATTAGCTTTTGTTCATAGGCCAATTGCGCAATATTTTCCTCTAAGTCAGTGCCCGTCATTTCAGCTGCTTCGCGTTCACGAGTCGACAACCCGCTCTCCACGCGAAGGTTGCTGCCATTCATATCCTTAACTGGGTCAAGGATACTCATAGTTGGGCCGAACCAGTCCGCGTTCATCCATGCTTTTTGGATAAGAGGATCATCATAAAACCCTGGTGCGTCAATCCGACCGAGTGCAATGGCTTCCCGCAACCATGATTCATAAACCGGCTGGCAAAAGTCTCTTGCAAACCATACTCGGCGAAGTTTGTATTCTTCCCACGCTTGCAAGAGCGCCGCTCTTGATGCAGAGTAGGACGAAGTAAATCGCTTCATGAGAACTTCGTATGGTTGGTTTAACGCAGCCGCTACTTGCTGTAAGCACTGTGTAACAAATGGGTCATATGTCGATTGGCTATTAGAAGAGTCCACCGACTTAACATCGACCCCTTTAGGCAAGGCATTTAATGTGCCTGGCCCTAGGTTATATTCACTTACATCCACCACCGGTTCATTAGGATCTTCAACACCGCTATCATTCAACATATCGTTAAGAGTAGCACTATTATTAGCAGACTCTATGAAGAATAAGGCGAAGAAAGATTTGATAATGGCCGAAGTCAATTCGGCATTAGTGTATCGGCTTACCTGCTTGAGGGTTTCAATAACTGGCGCCAAATAAGGCACCCCACGATACTGCTCTGGGCGCGTATCGTGGCAGATTTGTAACACATTTTGCAGCCCGGTGTTAGTACCAAAAGCACTAACGCGTACCCACTCAGTAAGTTCGCCGGAGGAAATAGGGTCCTGTGGCACCCGATTAGATATCCAATAAGCGACTACGGCCCCTTCCACATCAATTTCAACCCCGTTAATAATGCGGTTCCCTGTTTTAGTGTTTCGCATCTCTACCCCATAAGGGTCAGATAGCACATACATACTATCGCTTTGCGGATTGCTTACCCGTGTTCCTTCAATAATTTGCAAGCGCAATGTGTAAGGCATATCATTCCGAGGACTCTTACGACGAAATACGGCAAATATATCGCCATCCGTCATATACCCTTGGTAAATAATACTTTGCAAATCGTAGAAATTGTTGCGCCGGTATAGGTCGCAGTCCTTCGAATCTGCCCACAATGAGAACTCGGTTCTAACTTTCCGTGCCCACTCCCGCGCTTCATCGGCGGAAATACCTAGCAATTGAAAGTTAGGCTTAGGAAACACCTTAAGCCCCGCCCCCACTGTGTGCGTATTACTTGTCACAATTGCGGCGGACCCTATCGGTGTATTAATCGCCTGGTCAGCCGACCGATTTCGAAGCACATTGAGATTAGCCCCGATATCCGTTTTAGCTGACAATTTTTGCGGATTCCATGCCTTTAGGCTTTTATTCGTTTGAGATGCGCCACCATCGCTGTACCCGCTATTTCTAGCCGTCGGCATACGCGACTTGGCTTGTACTCGTCGTTTTCGTGCCATCATATCCTCCTAGTCCCTAAATACTACCCGCTTTGACCTATGATTGCCTTTAGTACCGGTATCATACTCGTCAAGTGTTGCCCCATCAGCTAATAGCTTTTCAATCATATCCGTTACCTCTGCTAGGTTAGCCCTCGTGAGTGTACGATTCCCGATTGTATAACTTTGACCGGATAGGATAGCTTCTTCTGCGGCAACATATAGCTTTAATCGCCTATTCTTTAGCAACATTCTTGTTGTAGTCATACATCCTCCTAATAAATACTCGCAGAACTAGAGGCCCTGCGAGTTGATTTCTTATGTTTAGTTACTTTTTTAGGTCGTATCTCGACCGCTTTAGTGCCACCATTGCGTACGACGTCTTCCAATTGATCCCAATTAGGATTAATCGACTTCACACAGGCTAAGTTATAGACTCGTAAATCAAGCGGTTCATTACGAACCCCCGCCGTAGGCTCCCATACTTCTCGGATAACACCGTTCTTTTTGACCCGTTTTTTGTGCTCCGAAATAATGCCTTTGAAGTAAATTTCATCATATCCGCGGTTAGATAGAATCGATTCACCCTCATCAAGAGGATAATGAAAGTATTTCGCCCCAATTTTCTCAATAGCTAGGCGATTCATGACTTGTTGCTTACCATCATCAACCCCAAGCATGACAAGTGGAATATTGGCTCCCGATGCCTTACCTATTTTGTAATTAAGTGGAATGCCTGGTGTACCGGAGTAGCCTTTAATAGCAAATCGTTGCTTGCGGAAATTCTTTGTGCAATATTCATACACATTACTTGTGTAATGCCCACCGGAGTCAATGAAAGTCCGCACGATATTCAGCCCAATCCCGTTCGAGAACCGATAAGTCCTATCAAGAATACTGTCTAACTCATCCCAAGTTGCTTGATTATCGGGCTTACCTAGAATTACACCTTTACGAATCCCCCAACTCTCTTCGCCTTGTCCCCATCCGGTAATCTCATACTCTAACCGGTTATCTTGCGTATCGACGGCAGCCGTTAGGAGTAAAACACCATCAGGAAGTTCAGCCCCATAGGCCTCTCTTCGCTTAAGAAATTGTTGATAGTCCTCAAATGCACCAGTTTGTGCATAACTTTCACCAAACCGTGTATTCATGACTACTTTTTCACGGGCAGGGTCGCCTTTAGCTTCTAGCCACTCCCTCATGATCGTCTCCCACTTTAACCATGGCGACGTAAACCCATTAACAAAAAAACTGCGTGTACCATTTTGTAACGCAGCTGGGTTTTTCGATATGTATTTTTGATGACTACGGCGCATCTCGATTTCCGAAAATTCCATACCGCAGTCAGGACAACGCCACTTCACATCATTCACAACTACAACCTTACGGCCTTTTGCATCCTGATGTTCCGTGTAATCGCAAATCATATCAATATGCCTTAGCAAATGATACTCGTCACAATTAGGACAAGCATGTTGCCATTCCTCCTGTGTCCCCGCGATATACTCAACATCAATCCGACTAGAGCCCTCATTAGTCGGGGTACTAAACAAGCCCATAACATTATTCCAAAATGTAGTCATTCGCTTAGCCGCCAAGTCTACTGGGTCGCCTTCCGTTCCCGCACTATCTGGAAAACGGTCAACTTCATCCGCTAATAAAACGCGAATAGGGCGAGACGCCAATCCTGCTGGGCTATTGGCCCCCGTCATAATCAGTCGTCCACCAGGAAATAACTTGGAAAGAATCGTATTGCTACCATCTCTCGTTTTAGCAGTGCTTGTATCCTTGCTATTCGCGTTAAATATCTTGCCAAGCACAGGTGTATCAGTAATCATTGGTGATATACGGGACTTTGAATAGTCTTGAGCAAGGTCAACTGTTGGCTGAATCATCATAATAGTCGATGGATCAAGGTGCGCATACCGCCCAATGACATTATTCATAATATCTGACTTCCCGATTTGGCTGGCAGACTTAACAACAACCTTATGAATTCCTTGTTGTGTGAACGCATCCATCATCTCTTTTTGGTATGGTGCACGGCTCGTTTTCCACCGCCCTGGTTCTGCAGATATACCCTTTGATAGCATGCGGTACTCATCGGCCCATTCGCTAACACTAGTTTTAGGAGTGGGCTTAAGCCCTGTTTGCGTGATAATGTGCCACAATTTACTTGCTGACTTCATCCGCATCACCTTCCCATTCGTTATCCATGAATAATTCTGGAGTATATTCGCTAAGTTCCATGAGTTTTGATTCAATTTCTTCCGTTAAATCGGAGTAAATCTCTTCTTTAGTCTTACCTTCAAGCAATGGGCCCATCTTCGATGGAATTCCCAAAAGTTGCGTCCGTAAGTTGGATAACATTTCTATCATGACCATCTCAACCACTTTAGCATCGTATACATCGCCTTCCATCTTAGCCAGCTTTAGTTCCGCAATTTCCCGCTTAGCGCGCTCATGCCGTGCCTGTTCTGTCTTTAAATCAAGGGTTCCGTTCCCCGATTCCTCTCCAGTCGTCGAGCCTGTCTGATATTTGTAGAAATTTTTCAAAGATTCGATGACTAAAACTGCCCCTGTAGGAGAGATTTTTACAACATCGTCCTTTACAAGTTGACTTACCCGCTGTTGAGTAATTCCAAGGACTCGGCCCATTTCCGTCTGCGTCGTCGTAAGCAGTTTTAAATCTTTCGAAATTTTCACCGAAAATAGACCTCCTTTCAAAAACTAACAAGCGCAATAAAAATTTTAAATCTAGGCAATTTTTGGGGTCTCGGCGACCGCACTGGATTTATACACAGCAGAAGGACCCATGGCAAAAGTTATCCACAGTCCGCTATCTATAAACCTTAGTATCACTGCTGCGATACTTACCACTCCGCTTTTCAACTCTAGCAGTCTTAGTTTTAATTAACGTATCAGCAGGTGCATACGACCGACACATGCCATTGATGTGTATGCCTTTGGCTTTACACCACCCTCGGACGTTATTCAAACAAGCTTTCTTGTCACAATATACATCTGTCAAACCGTATCACCTCTTTTCGAGTAACAAAAAAGACGCAGTCGGTGGAATGACTACGTCTTTTCTGTATGATTGCTATATTTCATAAGGAGAGTTATAGTGAGCAAGAATCACCCCATGACCTACTACTCACATTTACAGTATAACACGTCAAGAGTGTAATAGTATGTAATAACGCGTTTAACTTTTAGAAATTTCATTAATTTTTTTAAGCGCAATGCCGTGCAGGTAACCTCGAACATGTTCAACGGTATAGGATCTGTACACTTCTTGCTGTATGTCCTCCCACTTTCTATACATGAAATACCTCATGCGTAATAACCTCCGTAGATTAACGTCATCAAGACAGTTTATTTTTTGATTGCAGTAGTCACGCAATACATCTAGTTCATTTAGTTTGCGTTCAATATCGCATAAAATGTCAGCACTTTTTGTGATGTACATATCTAACTTACTTGTATCACCACTGCCTACACCACCATCACTTTTATAAGCAGGAGTAATCTTTGTTGCCAATGAATAATAGTATTCGCGCTGTTCGACTAATTCGTTAACCTCGTTTTCTATTTGCTCGATACGTTCCAGATCATGTTTAATATTCACTAATACGACGTCCCCCTTTTCATTTTCAGATTAATCAATGTATCCGTTTACCGCTAGGTAATACACCAATACGCACCACGCTATAAATACCAGCGATACAACTATTGGTGAATGTGTATCTTCTGCACATCCCATACCTAACAATAAGCAAAAAAACAAAAACCAAAGCATTATTTTCCCCTTTCCATACTAACTATGGTATCCATATCAACATCCACGCGAATCATTATTGTCACAAACGTATTCGTCAACAGTCATTTCAAATAATCCTCACATTTCTTGATAATATCCAACACCAAAGGAATAGGGATATTGCTACGCTCGTTATATCCCTTTACTTGCTTCAATTTAACCGTATTAGGCTGCCTATCAGTTCTTAATTGTAGATCTATGTTACTACTGAACCTTGTAGGCTTATAGGTTTTATAACCGTAAGCGCTGTAATACGTTAAATTCTGATAAGGTAGGTTAAACCCTATTACTCTTTCGATGTACTCCCAAATCCTGCCGTATGCAGGGTTTTCGATAATAAAAATCTTAGGTTTGTATCGTTTTATAATCTGAATGGTATTGAATATGCACAATTCACCATTCACACGAGTTTTAAATTGATTGTCATACTTGTATTGATAGCGTTCATAGTCACTGTGTGATCGGATTGTAAAGCGACTGCTTTCCTGTATTTCATCAAATAAGGATACAAGTGCTTTACTTTCCTGTTTCCAGCAGGCGTTACCATTTGCCATATTGCTCGCTACACTCCAACTTTCGCATGGGGGGCTGGCTAGTATCACATCTGGTGTATCTAACTTATCCAGTTGACTAAACAAGGCCGATTCATCGAACAAAGTATTTACAGATAAATCTTGATTGATGAAGTCAGAACTCTTATTTCCCCTGTCAATACCGATGCTGGTTATATGATGATACCCCCCCCTATATTTTGAGAATTGTATTTAGTAACAGCTTGCTTATAGCAGCCGTTACCAGAATCAAATAAGCCCCATATGTTTAATTGAGGTATGTTATTCATAATTCATCTCCATTGCTCCTATTTAACATTTTTAACATTCGTTCTGCACATTCGTCAGCCCGCTTTGCAATCACGCATAAACTAACTGCCACTACGCCTATAGATGCGCCAAGCATAGCGCCTAATATGAATGTCCAAATCATTATAGACATTTTTCTAAATCCCCAATTGCTAATAATTTATAACGTTCAGTTACTTCAACAACATACATTTCCTCATTGTACCCATGTTTCTCAGACCATTTGAAAAACACGTTAGTTAACGCATCTTCTAGTTCTTCTAAATGCTTGTCTTTAACTCTCCATAGATACTCTCGATTTTCTTCGGAATAGCCATATGTATCATATTCAGCTTGACTTTGAATATTATCAATAACTATTTCGGCGTCTACAATAGGTTTGTAAAAACTAGGATGTCCTATTTTTACAACGTTGACATCCTTATCCTCACGATTTGCTAACCAATCGTTTAATGCATCTTCTTTACTAGGAAAACATTCGCTAGCGTAATCATCTTTAATATAACACCAAAGGCTTGTATCTAATTCCATCATGTTGTGTCACCTCATATATTGCATTAAATCCGTTTGTATATTTACATTGCTTAACATTACATCTTTTGCTTTTTTATAGATATTTCTATCAATTTCAAATCCGTAAGCATTGCGCCCAACTTCCATCGCTGCACGCAATGTACTACCACTACCGGCTACTGGATCAATAACTACATCCACCTCATCCGTGAATATCTCAATTAACCGTTTGAGCACATTTACAGGCTTTTGTGTAGGATGAATTTTAGGTATGATATTCGGATTATCTCTATTCCACTCTTGCCAATCTAAAATCATTCGACCTGTGCCTCTGATATTTTTGCCAAATTCATCAACCTTTCTACCGTTGTTGAATTTGGGTAACTTGTCACGATACAACACTAATGCAAATTCCGTAGCACCTACAATACGCATATTTGCCTTTAGCGCTTGTGGAGATGATTTTTTGATAAAGAAAAGTGGAATATAGTTTTTAAATCCATGCTTTTCTGCATATTGAATGACCGTATGCATTTGTTGGAATGCACAGAATACAATCATACATGGTGCTTTCCCTTTCTCCTTTGATTCCTTCTTTAACAACCGATTACAAAAGTGAAAGTATTCCGCAATGTTGAAATTAAAATCCGAATTAAAGAATGCCTTACCAGCTTTCTTACTCTCGCCGTTCTTGTTGTCTCCACCTTCATACCAACTTGGATTAGACGCGTATGCGTTATTCCCTAAATTATAGGGAATATCCGCAATTACTAGGTGTGCCTTTGGTATGCCGTAGCGTTTGAAATTCTGAAAATTATCATTGTATAACTCTACTTTCAATTATTTTTCTGCTCCTTCCGTTTGTGCAATTCATGCAATATATGCTCACCTACACAAGGGATAATATCAATTTCTACCCTCGGGTTTTGCTTATCAATTCCCACAATCTCCGAACCGTCATAACTAACAATCCTAAAATATTTCTATCGGATCTATAAATTCACCTAAACCTTCTGCAATAAGACCTGTGATAATAATTTGTGCATCAACTGGAATTTCAGACTTCCCATTTTCCATATTTTCATACTGCCGCTTAGTAACACCAATACATTTGACCATATCACCAACCGAGTAACCAGCTGCTATACGATATAATTTTAAATTACTCATCTTCATCATCTTCAACATTGTCATAGTATTCATTACTATCACATTTAAATACTTTCACTTTAAAATCATGCTCAATACTTTGTGCCAACCGTTCCCATTCACGCCATAATTTATGACATTCAACATCTTCACGTGCATCTTCTAACTCAATTTTTACATACATTCCATCCGAACATCGAAAATAAAATTCAACCTTCCAAATAGAATGACCTATTCTTGTTTTTCTCCAGCTACGCCCCTGTAGATTCAAATCCATCAACACCTCTTTTTGTTTCTGTCAATTCTTCAACCTCTTGAATTAAGACTTTTGGTACTTCAACTAGAATACCTTGTACCAATCTAATTACTTTAAGCATGCTTAGTTGTTATACTATATGCTGCTCTCCATATTCCGCATCAAGATATTTACCAATATGTACTAATATATCCGACTTTAAATTCCAACCACACACATTCTGCGGTTTTTGTGAATTATCAAACATCGCATTATATGAACGTACTACCTTTTTATCAATTTCTACATAGTCAATGCTTTTTACATCTACACCAAGGTTCATAAGCGCCTTACGTGGAGCTCCAATTCCACCAAACAGTTCTAATATTTTAATCATTCTAGTTCCTTACTGTACATCCATATGTAGCTTTACGCATCCTATGTCGTATGCGCCTAAAATTTGCACTCTGACATTCATTATCACTTTTAATTTCATTCTGTTCATGGTTTTGTTTATCTAAGGCGCTCCGATATGTTATATACGCACTACAATGTCCATGACAGCCTACATATCGAGTATCGCAACCCTTACATGGCACTTTCATTGATGCACCTCATTTCATATGTTCTATATCCTTATCCGACTGTTTAGCTATAACACATAGACTAATCACTACGGCCCCTATGCAACTACCAAGTACAAGTCCTATAGCAAATATCAAAAACTCCATCATTCTTCTTCCTCCATATCCGTATCAGTTATGACTGTAACATTGCTAATGCTTCTGCGGTCCAATCATTAATATGTTCCTCTCCATATATGTAATATGTATCTGCAGGTCTAATCTTTGTATTGTTACCTTCAACATATTCACTATGTTAGGTGTACCCCATATACTTGTTGTATA